ACCTCATCCTGAGGTCTGAATAGTTCACACTTCAGAGTGTAGACATAAGTTTTCTGAAGTTGGTAGAACGGAGTTTCATGTTCTACAAACTTGATTTCAAACAATCTATCTCCCAGTGGGAAATAAATCAAGTCACCTTCTTTGGGTCTTGTGGTTAATCTAGCGTTGGTTTCGTTTTTAAGTAAAGGTGAGATATACTCTTCAAATCTTTCTTTCGATACTGTCAGAGTCAGATCATCTGAATTTTCAATACCAAACTTGGAGAGCAGAGTTCCTTGACCCTCATATCCATCGTAGTTTTCTACATATGCCTCAATAGGATATGCATCGGTAAATTGAGATTCAATCACCTCTCTGATTACCGTGTTGGTCGTGATATATTTTCTAGGAATATAGTGGACCTCAACACCATACATTCGCAGTTGTTCGTTGACCAACTGCTGAATGAGACTTTGTTCGCCTCTTGTTCCTTGTTTGAAGAAAGGATTTAAAGCCATTACCCGATCATGTCAAGGGGAGGAAGTTCATAAGTGTTTGACATCTTCTCCATCAAAGTGTCCATCTCTCTTTGAGCATCATCATAAATTTGTCTACCATTCAGTTCAATTCCACCTGGGAGTTTGACGCCTTGGAATTTGATCAGATTCTGTCCCCACTGCTTCTTGATTAGAATGGTCAGATACTGTTTGAGGAAAGAATCATTGTAAACTCTTGTATGAGTGTTTGGATCGAGCAATCTCCAACAATCAATAATTGCATAGTCTCCAGCACTGATCTCACTCCAGTCCATGTCAATATAAAGTCTGTCTTGTCTCTGACTGAATCTGAAGTGCTTGAGAGGATTCAGAAGATAATCAATATCGGACAACTTAGACTGAACCATTGAGTAGTTCAAAAGATCAAGTGAATCGAAGAAGTAAATGTCGTTCAGAAATAGTTGATACTTGACACTGAACATCGAACCACTGATAGTGGAAGATGCTTGTAATCTGAATACTTTGTTGACCCCTAAGATCGATGATGGAACGGGAATATAATTGCTATTTTCTTCAAAGGTAAATGAGGTTGTTACCCCAACAGTTTCATTTACCGTCTCTGTCGTAATGCCTGCTTTTGCTCCTGACCTTGCCCTACCACGATCAATATCTTCCTGAGTGAACTGATACTTCATGTAGGTTTGGATCACACCATCAAAATGTCTCTCATGAAAATATTGAATTGCATCATCAACTAGGTCGGAAATCTGTTCGTCAGCGACGTTGACTTCCAACACTGGAGCGCCTAATCTCCTTAGACAATAGTCAATTAATTGTTGTCTGGAGGCGGGTTGAGACATTTTTTACAGTTCTCCTGTCTTATTTAGGGGGCAGATGAAATGCCCTGGCGAACATCAATAGATCCTTCAACAATTCTATAAACGGTGCTACCAAGACTTACCAGTACATCATAGTAATGTCTACCGTCACTTAAAGTTCTAGTGTCAGTGGATGACATTGAAACTTTGATTTTGCCATCAAAGGCACTTGTAAATCCTACAGTAAATGTTGCGGTGGCAGCTGCCCCAACATGTTTAGCGACTTGTGCAGAACCACTATATCCCGTAAGATCAAAAGCAGAACCAGCAGGAGTGTTTACAGTAAAAGTATTTTCAAAACTCGCACCAGTATTGATCACCAGATTTGCGTTTGGAACCGCATCTGATGCCGTATCAAATGTGATTGTTCTACTAGACATCGTTCTTTAGTCCTTGTACTAGATCTTTTAATAGAGATTTGATTTCAGTAACATCATCTTTGAGAGAGTCAACATCATTTTTGATTGCTTGCTGCTCCCTCTTTTGTTGTCTAGCCTTTTCACCTCTTGCCACAGAAGCTTCTTCCATGGCAGTTCTCCATTCTCTATATTCTTCAATTGCATCTTCATCAAAGTTACATAAGAGACCCGTTCTCGGGTCTCTCCCCCAATTTTCTAGATTTTCAATGGGTTCGTATTCAAACGACATTAAAGATTCATCTTTCATGAGTTACACCAGAGCGATAATTTTCAGACCAGTGAGTCTTGGAGGATCTGCCTGGTTAGTCGAAGAACACATAATCTTAATCTTGAACTGAGTAAATGGTGCCTGATTGTCAACGCTAAACTTCATTGCTTGGAACTCATCTTTCTCAGATCTAGCAACACGCTTGTCTGGTCTTCCATCATTTCTTGCCTCGTCAATGATATTACCCTTGGAGTCGAGGTTCTTATATCCAGGGAACAGAGTGTAAAGACCATTGTCTTCATTGCCAGCACTGAGAATGTTGTATGCCATTCTGATGTCTGCTCTCGGCGGGAAATATGCCTCAAGTCTGACTTGAAGTGCGGTGGCACTGGTTGGGAGATCAAGAGCCTTACTTACATAGATGAATTCATGAGAATCACGACCCTTTCCTTTGAAGACACGCTTGTTACCAGCGTATCTGTTGCCATAAGGTCTGTTGATAATATTATCAGTAAGAACAACAGATGCTCTATCCAGGTCAATAACTGGTGACAGTTTGTCGTCAGCACTTTCCAGAGTCACATCCATGGTGAATGATCTCTTACCTGGGAATACGGTTGAATCAAGTTGACGAACCTCATTCAGTCTGGAAGGAATCATTCTGAGAGTATCCAACTCGTTAATCGTACCCCACTCAATTGGTTGATAACCAGCATCATCAAATGAGTTCTCTCTACCATCAATACTTGTGGCAGTAACAGATCTCATTCTTCCACTAATCTTAGTATTCGGGAATACGAGGTTATGGAAGTTTGGAGTGATAGAAGCGTAAGTCCAGTTCTGAGTCAGAACTCCATCTTCTCCACCACATCTCTTACCTTTTCTGAAAGTGAGTCTTGGGAGACTGGTATTACCAGTTCTGTCAATACCCTTCTTCTCAAGATCAATATCAATGTCAAACCAATTATGATCAGATCTGAGTCTAGTTGCTTCACGCTGACTTCTTGAATATTGATTCGGAATCAGATCATGCTCAGTATTGATTCTTCTCAGAGAGATGCCATCAAGTTCATACTTGTAAATTTCCTCACCTGCCTCATGATAGTCTCTTCTGGTGTAATCCATACCGCGAGCGGTGATGCCAACCAACTTCTGACCTTGGACAGCAGTGTACTCAATAACTTCATCACCAATCAATACATAACCAGGGTTAGTTGTGCTAACGCCAACTCTTTCAAATGTGCGGAAGATATTCATATTACCTTTTACGGTAATATCATCTTTGCCAATTGAGTCAACATCAAATCTGATCTTTCTTGGTCTGCTGTCGGGATCAATTCCACGGAGTCTTACTCTATTGTCCCTATCATACATGCCATGATTTCTGGCAAATACTCTCATGGTTTCACCACCCCAGTATCTGTAGTTATTGAATGCTGAGACAGCAATGCCAGTCGCAAGAGCACTCATGATACCGACAGGAGTTCTGAATGACAGAGAGGATGCAGATCCAGTAGCACCAGTTTCTGGGATGCCATAGACATCTCCAACTCTGAGAACGATTCCAGAACTAATTCCAGTAACACGACCTAAGAAGTCTCTACCAATCTGTCCATCACCAAGACCGCCGATAGAAGAAATACCAACCAGTTCGTTCCTCTGCCAATCTCTACCACCAGAAGTAACATCAATGTTAGTGATAGAACCGTCAGTAACCGTTACATCACCGACAAGTTGTTCTCCCTGTCTGTGTCTAATTCCCCATGCGTTGAGGGTAGTAAAGGCAACACCAACGAAGGTGGCAACACCTGATGTTGGAGTAAATCCAACACCTGCCTTAACGATAGTGATAGCAGCATCACTTTCAATTACGCCAGATTCAACTCTATGAATAACTGCTCTGAAGTTTGGATTCGCTGGTTGCTTGATAACAACACCGCGCTTCAGGAAACCAGTTTCAATTCCAGCCAGTGGTTGTGAGAGAACAATCTTACCTGCTGCATGAATAGTTCTGATTGGGTTCTTGTCCAGAGAGACAATACCTCTGTTACCTCTATTCAATGGAGTGTTATAGAAAGTAGCAGTTCTAGGATTGCTAGTGTCAAATTGTGCTCTATAGAGAGTCCACTTCAGATCTTCCAGTCTGCTGGGTGTCCAGAATCCTGCTGCTTGTGATCTGAAGAGCTGTCCTGACAGTGGTTGTTGTGAAACCTTACGACGGTTAACACGACGGATCGCTCTCAGATAGACTCTTCTTCTACGACCAGTTCCTCTTCTCTCAAGTCTCAGTCTGAGACCTCTTCTGGTTTCGACCAAACGACCGCGAACACGGAACTCAGCACCTCTTGCGATGTCTCTTCTGCCAGCATCTTCAACAACTCTTGCTGTGATGCCGCCAGGACCACGACGGTTACGAACTCTTCTGAGTCTATCTACAAATTCACCTCTCTCTTGAGTTGCAGCAGCACGAGAAGCACCAAGTCTTCTTCTTTCGCGGCGATTGAGTCTAGTGTAATCAACATAACCAGCAGTTCTTACAAAGATAGATCTGCCTCTACGGTCTCTGAGGACTTCATCATCTCTAATGGTAACGTCGATCTCACCCATTCTTGAGATCCAAACTCTGTATCTTCTAGAGTCGGTATCGAGGACAAGAGCGTACTCTTTACCACCTTCCAGGAATACTGGTTCTTCAAAGTCAACTTCAGTTTTGTTTCTAGCGTAGCGAGATCTACGAATGTCATCGGGTGGAATCTCGACTCTGGTTCCAGGGACAACGATGTCAGTTGGAATACCATTCTCACAAGTGCGAATTTCAGCAGTAACACTGAATCTCTTGTCCTTTCTCTGGAAGTAGAGATCGAACTTAGTTACAAAGATTCCTGGTTGCTCATCAATAGTGAATGTTTGTGCCAGAGGATCTCTGAGATAACCTCTCCTGACAAGTCTTCTACTAATTGCAAGTCTTCTTCTTTCTGCTCTGATAGCAGAACGATAGAGAATTTGACCCGCTCTTCTGGCAACTCTTCTGGCAAGAATTCTATTTCTGATTCTTGCTTTCTGACCTCTACCACCAACTCCAAACGTATTTGGGTTAGCAGCGTTACCAGTCAACAGGTTGATCTGCCTTCTGAGTGATCTTCTAGCAATCTTGTAAGCAGCTCTATGTCTACCAACAAAGATTCCGTTATACCACCTTGCACGATATCTAATGAACGGATACAAACCAGTTCCTACTGGAGTGACCTTATTCACTGCACCATCGCACAGAACAGTATGCACTGCCTCAGTTCTTGGTCTTCTCCTCCATCTGTTTCTTCTGTTAGAAGACAGTCTGAATTCAACCAGACCAGACTTGAACTTTCTAGGTCTCCATCTTGGGTTAGGAATAAAGACAGACAGGTCAATCACACCACCTCTTCTGACCTTGAGTCTTCTATGTACAACTCTGGCAATAGCACCAGAAGACTGACCACGAAGAACCATTCCAGGAGCGATGTAACCATAGTATCTTGGGTTTCTGCTGTTTGACAGAGTTCCTAAGTCAACGTTCAGGAAACGGGAAGAAGAAGTATATCTCTTAGGAATAATTCTGTTTCTTCCATAACCAGTTCTTCTGTAAGTAAGACCCAGTTTGTACTTTCTTCCTCTCTGGTTAGGATTACGTCTCCATCTACGAGTTTGACCCGTTCTGATGTTTCCGTATCTATGTCTAGGATGTGCCACTCTGAAGACAATCTTGGCATGTCTTCTAGGCCAACCCCATCTTCTTCTACGACGTGGCATGTAACCGACGACTCTTTCACCAACTCTGAATACACCTCTTCTCATTCTGATTCTGAGGAGTTTTGGAGTTGTGAATCCAGTCATCTGCTTATCATTGATATAGCACCAGACTCTCGCTCTGGGTCTCATACGAGATCCTCTCAGACGGAAGTTCCTGCTCCGAATGTATCTCGTACCTGACCCTGATGCCAAATACTTATCCTCAATATTGCTAAGGTTTCTAGCAATAGCACCACGCAGAGCCTTTCTGGCACGGAATGCTGCGATTCCAGTTCTGATGATTGCTCTCTTGCGTGCTCTACGAATTGCTTTTCTGGCAATTCTACCAATGTTACCTCTTCTTTCGTTCCACCACTTCGGAACTCTTCTTCTATATCCTTTTCTGCCACCAATGGTTCTGATTCTTCTACCAAATCTACGGCGGCGACCAATCAGTTCATCCAACCAGGATCCCCAAATGATTTCATTGTAACCCATTTGAGCACCGATTCCGATAAGAAGTCTCTGTGCTCTGAAATCACCGTAGAGATCAGCATTTCTGACCTTGAATCTCTTAGTTGATACCCAGTTGTCAGTTCTAGGCCATACTCTCAATCTACCGAACCAGTAGGTGATTCTAAATGGATTGATTCTAACAGTTCTGGTAGCAAACGGATTGCTCATGTACTCGACTTCTTGATAGTCAAGCGTCAGAACATCGCCAGTTCTTCTCAGACCCTCTGGAGTATCTCCATCATCAGTATCATCAAAGTCAACAACTTTGATATCATTCTTATCAGAGGCATCATCGCTATCATCTTCATCCAGAATGATACCATCTTGTGCCAACTGGAGAGGAAGAATTCTGGTGAAGTGCTTAGGTCTCAGTTCACCTTCTTCCTTGTCAATAGCACACTTGAATTCTGGATCTTCCTGATCAGCAGTTAAGAAATCTTGGAAAGAGTCTACGATAACACCTGCCTTTGGTCTCTCAACCGCTGGTGCAGTTTGATCTTTCCCTCCACCGCCAGATTGATCATCGGGATCTGCCTTGAGAAGAGACGTGATCTTAATATTCATCGCCTCCTGCTCTTCCATGAGCAGTTTATAATAATATTCAAGATTCTTAATTCTACGCTCAAGTTCAGCGATATCCTTCATGGTATAACGCTTATGCTCAGACAGAGTAATCTTAGCGTCGTCTACATCAAACAGGTATGCTGGGAGACCAATGGCTGCGATTTCCATTGATCCATCATCAAGACCCTCTGGGAGTTCTGGATCTTCGGCAGACTGACCCTTGATGACTTGGAAGTCACCATCTGGGGTGAGATACAATCTATCAATTCTAGACAGATAATAGTCATAGGTGACTTGAATCTGCTCATCGGACACCAGAATGTTAGGAGCAGAAAGTCCAGCGACTGCAAAGTTCCTGCTCTTCTGATCAAGAGGAGACAGTGTGCTAGACAAATCATATGCACCGACTCTAGGACGATAGTCAATGATGTCGCACTGTCTTACATCTTGAGTAAATCCAACTTCTTCTTTGTAGAACTCTTCAGCATAACTGGATGCAGTGATGAGTTCTCCAGTGTCACCCTCTTCAATATCAAACGTAGAGAAGATAATTGTCAGACGGTTGTCTGGGATTGAGAACCCTCTTTGAGCCTGACCACCAGTTGCTTCTTCATCATCTGCTTTGTTCTCTACTCGTTCAAGAACACCGTAGTTCATGAAGTCTCTTCTACGACCTTGATCAAGTTTGTATTGATCCTTAATGTCCTTGGAACCTTTGGTGAAGTCCTTGACGGCACCACGAACATCAGACTTACTTCCTCTGATTTGTTCGCCATCACGGAGTTCACCATCAGAGAGCATGATCACTCTGATTTCGGTGGAACTATCAACTCTAACAACCAGAGCAACTTCTTCGCTAGTCTCACCAAATAGTTCTTCTCCGACAATTAGATCGCTAGTATCACTGCTGGGTCCATTCAGAGTGTCAAACTCAACCTTAGGTAGATCAGGATCTTCAGCGTCGTTTGATTCAATAACACCATAGATGTCAACAACATCTGGTTTCAGGAGACAAATTCTATCATCCTGTACTCTAGTGCCATATGCATAGTTAGGATCATAAATCAATCCATCATTTAGGGTGGTGCTACCAATACCAGAAGAAGGATTGCTAGATCTGTTGATCGTCAGGATATTGACGGGGTTAAAGATCTTCTTCTTAGCCTTGATATTGAATTTCTTCTGAGTGGCATATGCAACGGCATTGGAGTCTGTAGTCTTAGAGAGACCAACCAGAGTTACATCCTTTCCGTCAGTGGAGATGGATACATTTCCTCTTGCCAGTGGTTGAATACTACCGTCAGAATATGCGAGAACATATCTATCATTCTGGAATGGTTGATAGAAGAAGTCATTCTCTGCCTGAGGCAATGCTGCTGCGTTTTCAGCAACAGAAACTCCATTGAAGAACTTTCTAATAAAGATATCAGAACCATTCAGTTGAATGTTAGTCGCTGGAGACTTATGGAGAATTTCGTAAAGAGTGTTCTCATCTTTTGGTTCATACTCTGCTCTTGGAGCAATGAGTTGCGTAATCTTAGTTTGTGCTTGTGGCAGACCACCCTCGAAGATTTTTGCAACAGTGCTGATTCCACTAATTTCAATCTTATATACACCAGCTTCTGATTTAGAAGTTCCAACGACATTAACGAGAGTGGGATCGGAATTTCCTTCTAACTTAAATGCGAGAGAAGTTCCTGCGGTCGCAATTCCAATCGGTTTGTTAGATACAATGGTCGAAATACCACCAGATTCTGCGGAGATGGTATAATCTTCTCCAACAAAAAGTTTCGCAGAACCAAGAACCAAGTCAGCATTAAATGTATTAATTCCAACCGATGAACCTTGGAATACTGATTTTGCTTTATTAATGCTGAGATTCTCAAACATGGAGACAGTCAGAGCATTGTCTTCCCCATCAATCTCAATAGTCTCACCTACTTTGAACGTTCCTTCAGCGTGTCTGATCGTGATCGTAGAGATTCCAGTGGTGGTTACACCAACAGGACCAACCACGAATCCATTAGCACCACTCTGCTCACCCTCAATGTGAGTTCCATCCTTAATGGGAAGATCCTCTAAGGTGCCTTGGAACGTAACTTTGGCATAGTTATCAATATCATAAAGACGCAGAGCATACTGAGTGGTCTGGTCCTCATGAATTCCATCAAGGAGGTGATAGTCATATACACGAGCTTCGCCAATGATATTACCAGAGGCAGTTGTGCTAACCGAACCAACAAGATCATCACGGAACTGAAGTGTGATGGTGGTTCCAAATCCTACTACTGGTGCTCCATAAACATTATGAACCTTCAATACAGGTCCAACATCAATAGTAACCTGCTCAATTTCTACAGTAGAAGTATCTCTTGGTTTGTTGACATCAATATTACTAGTGCTTAATTTCTCAATTTCATATCCTTTTACATATGCCTTTCCTTGACCGAGTTCATAGACCATAAGGTCATCGGTAGGAGTTGCTCCCTCATCAGTTTCTTCGGTAGGATCAAATACACCATCGTTACCTTTGAAGTCATTTAAAGACTCTTCTACTTCAAAGTCAAACGCTTTGACATAATAGTTCCCACTCTCATCGTAGGTTCTACGAGCCATCTCATCCCGAATGTGTTTATACATCGGGTTTTCGGCTTGGAATTCTTGAACCTCGCCTTCTTTGATTCGCATCAATTCGACGAAGTTTGCATCGTCGAAGTCGTCAATGTCCTTTCTGCCGAGAGTCGCTTCGATTCTCAGTCTATCAGCACCAGGAGCAGCATAGTTGTTGAATCCTTGAGCATTATCGAGCAGAGACTCATCATCATAGGCAGTAATAATCTCTTCTTCAATGAAGAGACCAACCCTATGAGATCCATCATTTGAATACTGTTCAAGGATGATTGACTGTTCGTCAACATCGATGAAGTGTCCTCTGACAAAATATACACCATCTTGAACTTCAACTGCAGAACCAGTCTCTACAGCGTTGTTAGCAATAAGTTTAGCAAACGGTGATCCAACTGGAATTACGTTGCCAGCATATTCAATACTATCTTCTACAAGGATGAGATTTTCTCCATCCTTAAATGCCTGATTATTTCCCTCATCATCGTCACCATCATCCTCCATCTTAACGTAGAGAGTCGTTACACCCCTGTCAGACGACTCAGCAAATAAGAAATCAACAACCTCAGCCTCAACAGTAGACGTAGCCCCCTTAATCTTAAGTTCGTCTAACTGTTCTAAGTAGGTTTCAACATCTACTCCATTGAAATCAGATTCAATCTGGAGTGCGGTGTATCCATTATTATAAGAAACGTTTCCAGGAATAACCTTGGAACCTTCCTTAAAGAAATGATTACCAAATTGTTCAATTTGGTTTTGCAGCATAGACTGCACATTGTTCAATTCACGCGCCTGAACTGGGTGCGCTGGCTTGAAAAGAACCCGATAAAACTTATCATCGGGATCAAAGTCGTCAAAATATGGATTGTAGTTGAGGTTCGTTCTTAGGGGCATTTCTTTAGAATTCTAAAATGACTTTGATATCTTCCTTTTGGTTAACCGACCTAGTTACCTGAGGTCTGTTATCCACATAAATGACATCGCCTGTGTACTTTCGTACTTCTGGATTTGATACACCAAGTTCAAAGGTTTGTCCAAGATTGTAAGTACGATTATTTATTGTGGTTGTGATACCACTAAACGCCGTATCAATGGCAACTGTTGCCGTTCCACCATCAACAGCAAAGTCGCCGTTTGTATCATCAGTCAGTGAATTTTGGAATCTTAAAAGTGTGTTGCCAAACTCAGGAAGTTCTCCAGCAGTTTGGGCGATTCCTAAAGTTCTATCCTGCCAGTATTTAATAACACCTGTGGTGCTATCCCATGAAATAACTCTGCCAACAGCAGTAGAACCAAGACCAATGGTCTGCGTGATAACCGCGTCAGGAACAAAGTTGATGTCAGCAATGTTCTGAGCAGTTACCTTCAAAGCACCAACAGCAGTCGCTCTAGACTGAGTAAGAATGTCAACTGAATCATACGCCAGAGGATCTTTTACAACACCAACCCTGGCAAATTGGTTTCCAGTGATAAAGTCAGGGTTTGTGTCATCGTTGTCCATTCTTGCATAGAGCATGACTCGGTTTCCGCCAAGTTCTCTATAAATGTCAGACCCATGATTCCCCTGTGGAGGAATGATTACGTTGAAGTTTGCTGGACTGATTGAGTTTGTCAGTCCTACATCATCAAGGTCAAGAGTTCCGAAAGTATAGTTGCTTCCTCCTTTCTCAATATCAACTGCTTCAATTTTGCCATCAGCATTCACAGTCACAGTTGCCGTGGCACCATTTCCATCTCCCTTGACAGGGACATTGGAATATGATGTGGCAGTTCCGTAACCAGCTCCTCTATCAGTGATAGTAACCACTTTGATTTGTCCGCTTGAAGCAGCGTTTTCTCTGATAGATTCTGTGGAGTTATTGTTAAACCAGTCAGATGGAAGAGGAATGTAACTAGAAGACTCAAACTTCACAATCTCTGAAGGAGAGATTGTGAACAGATACTTCCAAATATATCCATCACCACTGCTGCCCGCTGAACGTGGTTCAAGATCTGTGAAAGTCGGTTCATCAAGAGATGGTCTACCATCTGGATTTTCTGGAGAAACTCCGTTACTCAAACAAATATAAACTCTGAAATCAGAGTTCATCACATAGAAATCCGAATCATACAGGTTAGTGGCACCAGTGATTGGAGACGGATTATTTCTACTATAGTCGTGACGATACATCTCATAGGTCGTGCCACTAGACCATGAGATTTTTCTGACAATTTGTCTGGTGTCACTACCCTCAATTTTCTTGAGAGCAATCATAGTATCCCAGATATCATTCTCCTCATCGAAAGAATCGATAGGAGCTGGGGGTTCAGTATCCCAATCAGAAAGAAGTTCTGTTGGGTTTGGTAGACCAATGAATGCATAGTAATTGTTCGTAGTGGTGCCGACCCCAGCTACGAAATTACTAGCATTCAAGATCCTTAATTGATCAGTGATAATTGCGGACATTATGCTAATGCGAAGAAGAGCAGTTCTTGTTGATTTATTTATGTTAGATAATTGGAAGATTTAAGTGGTTGTACTCTCTGGATTCTTGGTCCAGTAGAGAGACCTGTCACACCATTATCAAGATATGCTGTAAATGCTTGTTCATCTGGTCTTGAGAAGTTTGTAATCGCGCCCCAGGAGAACTTACCGAATGATGCAGAAGAACCAAATCCAACAATACCATCATATGTATTCACACTGGCAGTGACTCTTCTGAAGTATGTTGATCCAACACCAACACCAGAACCAAATCCAACAGCATAATCAAAGATATCAGTGTAATCAATAACTTGATATACGTTGTCAAGTCCAGTGGTTCCAATGCCAATTCTTCCACCCTCTCTGTCATAAGAGGTGTAACCAAATCCAGTGATGTCTGTGCTAGCAGTTCCAGTGATAACAAAATATTGACCTGTGGTGATGCCAGAGATTGTTGTGACTCCAAGTGGACCTGTTACATCAGATTGTCTGAGAACAGAACCATTCGGGATCAGGAGATCAAATGTGATGCCAGTTGTAGCAACGCCTACAGAAGTTGAACCAATGCCAGATACAATACCAAAGTCACCCTGATATTCAACAGAAGTAATCTTCTCTCTCCTCAATTTATCTGCTTCGATCAAAATCGGAGGCAGTTGCTTGAACGTATATCCAGTTCCAGGAGATGTCATTGTGATAGCAGAGACACTTCCATTTGAGATGGTTGCCGTTGCTTGAGCACGAGTTGTGGTTCCCAATCCTGCTGCAGCTGCGATGCTGACAGAAGGAGTATTCACATATCCAGATCCACCACTTGTAATATCGAGAGAGAGAACGGTTCCAAATCCAGAGATAATCGCAGTTGCTGCAGCAGCGACACGCTCATCTTGCTCAACAACAAATATGTCTTGCTTGCTGTCTGGAAGATTCTCATTATAGTCATCGAAGATAGTGTGGACACTATCAACATATATGACAGTGGTGTTACCAACGCCAATGTTCTTCAGAAGATGAGCAGCAGGTTGGATTCTGGAGTCATAGAGATCTCTGTCTTTAGTGATGTAAGTTCCATTTACGAACAAGTCAGCCTGTTGCTTACACCATGTAATAGGTCTCTCAAATCTATTATCAGTTGAAATACCAACACCACTGTAAGGAGTTGTGTTGACAGTATCAACAGTTTGAATACCAGTAATAACTCTGGCATCCTGGTCAAAGATTCTTTCCTTATCAATTGTTGGTCTGTTGAGGAGACGAATCGTATCGCCAACCTTAACAGTCTCTTCGATGTCTCTGTCAACAACGTCAACATCACCAGTTCCCTTGTAGAAAAGAATTCTGCAAGTATCTCCAGCCACAGGTGCCTCAGTAAATCTAACCTGAGAACCACCATTGAAGATATATGCTGCATTTGGTTCTTGTAAAATATCATTGATGAAGATGATCAAAGTCTGTCTAACATCAATTAGAGAACCTCTCTTAGCAATAATGGAGAATGGGATGTCATCTTTTCTTAGGTTGAATACTTGAGTTGTTCCATCAAACTCATCATCAATATTATCAAGTGCTTCGAGTTGACCGAAGTGCCATCCAGTAAAGGAGTCGGATTCGACATTTTCAATTGTGATTTGGAACTCTCTAAAGTCATTTCCAGCAGTGGTATCAGTATTGACACCAGCGATAGATGAAGTATCAACTGTCAAGACCTCATCAACATCATATCCATATCCATTATTAGTGATTTCAAATTCAATAATTGAAGATCCCTGTCCAACAACAATAGTAGCAGTAGCATTAGTACCAATGTTTCTGCCAGTGCTCTGAGAACTATAGATCAGAGGAAGATTTGAGTATCTCTGAGGAGCATCGATAATAACGATAGGTGGATTTGTAAATGTGTATCCAGTACCAGCACTGTAGGTAGCGTCAAATGTTACAGTAGAAATAAATCCACCAGAGATGGTAGCAGTTCCAATCGCAAGGACTTCAGCAGTGTCGAGATCAGAAGTTCTAACACCCACATTTACAGGAACATCAGCATAATCTTGATTGTAGAATGTTTGGATTCCACTTCTATAACCAGATCCGCTGTTTCCGATAGAGATGAAAGAGACTGTTCCGAAACCAGAGATGACTGCTGTTGCGCCAGCACCGATAAGTGGTTGATATCCAAATCCTCTAGTAGATCCAACAGCAGCAATCACACCACCAACAGGAATTGCACTGACATTGGGATCGTATCCAACAGATGCTCCGTATCCAGAGAAAGTGATACTTGTGATTCCAGAGGACTCTTCAAGAGTGTAATCATTCAAGATTCCAGGTTTCTGGAAGACTTGGTTTACAACGATTGCAGCATTATTGGTTGCGATTCCAGATACATTCTCAGTTTCGGATGTAAGTGTAAACGTTCTAGTAACACCATCAAAATTACGAGTCAAACTATCGAAGATGTAGTTATCTTCATAAGTGTGGTCTCCAGAACCAGTTACACCACTTCTGATGAAAGATCTACCAGTAAATGTAGATGACGTTTGGATACCACTGTAATCTGTCTGATTTGGATCATCAGGAACTTCTTGAGGAGTCTGACCAATGGGTGCTTCAACGAAGTTGAGAGTATTGCCAACAATATTAAAGTCACCAATCAGTTTTTCAATTGTTGATCCGCTAGCATGAACTTGGTTGGCAGTTCCCATCCAAGCACGAGTTACCAAGAAGATGTTAGTGCTACCAACACCAACAGAGTTAACTCTAACAATCTCATCATCAATTCTGATAAGATCAGCACCAAAGATGGACGTAATACCAGACAACTTCATTTGTGATTGTGTCAGGTTCATGTTCTCAATCAGAACATTAGTAACACCAGTAGCAACAATTGGAGCTTGAATGTTATTGTCAAGAGTCAGAAGAACTCTAGAGTTTTGATTTGTTGTTGTGAATGTATGAGATGTTCCAATACCAACGCTCGTAAAGTCTAAAACTGTTGGAGATGTTGCCAGAGCATCTGTTGCAGAAGCAGCAACTCTGATGGAGCGATCGTCAACTTTTACAGCAAATACTTCAAGTGGCATGATGTCTGTAGAAACACCAGCGATCGTAGTGGTTACAATGCCAATAGCGGCAGTATTACCAACTCCAGCTGGATCATATGTAAGTTTTTCACCAGTTACATAGAAGTGGTCGGGAATGATAATTTTGTTGTTATCTACGTCTACAATTGTCTCTTCCGTGGCATTAAAGGAACGAACAAAAATTGGTCTTCCACCATTGAAGAGACCGAATGATCTCTTAACATCAGACAGTGTTCCTGTATAAGTTCCATTGAGTGAAACAAATCTAGCAGATCCATAGTCAAGTTCTGGAGTTCCCTCGCCAGTTTGAGAAACGATAGCGTGCTGAAGAACCTGAACTTCATATTCATGAGTTTGATCATCTGGGTCAAACGACAGTTCAACTCTATCTAAAGTCTCGTTTCTAATCAAACTGACTGTTCCGAGTCCAGATACAGAATCAACACTGACCATCTTGCCGAATTGAGTGAGATACTCTTCACCACTGTCAGTGATAGCAATTGCTTCTTCAAATTCAAGATGATTAAAGGTCTTGTCTTTAATCCTCATTACATAATATGCACCCTTGTAGTTTGTTGGGAAAGTATGAATCGTTGATATTCCAGCACCAGATGGAATCTGGACAGTTCCAGCACCGAATTCAACTTGGTCAATTGACTGAGTTGAGAATCCAATTGTGGAAACACCAGTTCTGAGTCTTGTCTCAAGGATATTTACGACAATATCTTTTGTTTGATCTGGATGATATACCAGATTCATATTGCCGCCAGAAATATTACTGGAGAAAGTTCCTAATCCAGAGTCAATGGTATACTTCTGAGGATTGAGATTGTTCATTCTACCGAACTCAACCTCATAAACATCGGTGCCGTCATGCATCAGAGAAATCTGATTGGTCTCATATTGAGACTCACCACTCTTTTCAGAGGTTGAAATAAGCACCTTGACCGCACTGAACATTGTCGTAGCGATACCAACAATGATGTCGCCAGTTGTGGTTCCTGCTCCAATCCTTCTAGTGGAATGAACAAACTCTGCAGAGTCACCAATGGTGGTAATACCAACAACATTCAGGTTGTTGACGGATGGAATAATGTCTTGAAGTTGCTGAGAGAATCCGAAGATCTCATAATTATTTTCAGCAAATTTGGTTGGGAAGAATTGAATCTGACCAGTTGATGCACTAAGACCAAAGTCAAAACCACCCAAATCGAGGAGAGAATTAGTCAGTGCATATTGAGCCAGATAACCTCTGACATCATCATGAATGAAGTCAAACACCATCGCCTGAACTTCATCAGTGAAGCGAACGTCGCGAATGAAGGCATAATATCTTGCTGATCTAGTATCACCAATCAAGAAATCATCAGTTACACTAAATGGCGTCTGTCTTGGAGTGTTACTGAATAGAGTGCTGATGTTATCAATAGAGAGAACTCTGTTACCGATTGACTCAACATAATCAGTGATAATTCTATTGTTGAAGATAACTTCATTAGAAAGATTTCTTGTACCAAACGAAATGGTCTTTTCAACTCCAAGATCAAAGTCATACTTACAATAAGTAGCAGCACTACTTTCAAGATTCAGTTTAACTTCAATATCCGAAGTTTCTGGAGTAGAAACGACAGCATCATCATCCTCTGACTCAGAGATAATCTGCATATCTCCAAACTTCTTGAATCCTAACGCATGGTTAAGGGAACTTACTGCTTCTTCCCATCTGTCATATGCAACTTCTGATTTTAGAACATATGAGAAATTCTGGTAGTAGAAGTTGTCATGAAGTCTTTGAGTATTCTCTGACAAGAATCCTCGTTGATCCACCCATTCAGCTCTGGGGGAACTGACAGCATCAACAGTAAAGTCGGAATCGTGATCGACTTTAGAGCGAACGATTGCCTGTGCTTTAGATGATAAACCTCTAATCAGTTCTTTTTCAGAGAAATTATCTTGAGATTGAACCTTGACAATCTTCGATACAGAATCCCAATAATCAACCTTACCAGATTTGCCAGTGGTCGTTACAATAGTCTCCCCAACTTTAAATTGAGTTGGGAGTAGATCAGCATTGAACTTGGGAAGGTCTTGTGGTGGGATAGCACGACCATAAGATCTAGTGGTAACGTAAAGACCTGGATAAGTAACATCCTCTGGAAGTTTGTATGCGATTGATCCAATACCACCAATGTTTTGATCAACCTCAATTACTTCAAATCTGAGATAGTTGTAGTCCGAAGAATTGTATCCAGAACCAGTAGAAGCAATACCAACATTCTCTACAAGAACATTATCACCAACTTTGAATGGGAAAGTATTCGTGGTGGTAAATCCAACATCAAATTTGAGAGTTACAATTCTGTCATTTGAATTATATTCAACAGTCTTAATTCCAACTCCATTTGAATTGTTGAGTGGGGTGATGACTGGATTCGCATTTGATAGTCTGGTGCTATTTGCCAGAATTTTTACATTACCAATAGAAGAACCAGTCAGACCAAACTTGAGTTGAATCTCAGGGATGAACTCTCCACTAGATCCATCAAACACTACAAACTCAGTAGGAGGAATGATGTAGTTTCTTCCACCAGTTACAATACCAAGATTTCCAATAGTGAACAAACTATCGACAGACAACAACTCTGGAATATTACCCTTCGGTCTGAGAGTTAGGTCACTTGGATATCCCCAACCAACATCATATAACTTCTGTCCTCTAATCTTACCAATACTCTTGCTATTGGGTTTGATGATGGCACCGTTTCCTTCAGAAGAAGCAATAGAGGTAATTCCAGGAAGTCTGTTGTATGAGAAACCACCGCTCTTGAGTTTAATGTCCTTAATCGGACCAAGAGTCAATTTTGAATTAGTTACATATGAGAAGATAGCCTGAGATTTTTCGTAACCAGTTCCTTCAAGATCTCTGAAAGAGTTGACTTTGAATGAAGTGGATGCAATTCCAACAACAGAATAACTTCCATTGAAACCAGAAGAGTCAAAATTAATAGTGTTGAAATCCGTTACAGAGTCATCTTCAACAAAATTCAGAGAATCAAATCTTCTCTGCTTTCTTCTCTTTCCAGTTGGAATCCTATTTGTATAGGAAGGTTCAAACTTGTAATAGAGTTTTTCGGGGAATTTTCTATTCGTGTATAATGTGGTGCTACTTGCAGTTGATGGATCTCCAATTCTTCCTCTGGTGATAATTGGGAAGTTTGCATCGTCACCAGTTGAGAAGAATTCATTCTCATAGTTCCTGTCAGTGAAGAACTGAATGTCAAATGCAGGAAAAATTCTATTACCCTGTGAGAACGAAAGAGATGAATCAGTGGTAGCAAAAGAAATTCTATTACCAAGGATTTGATTAATTGGTGGATTAATCAAAGAAATTAATTGACTACCAATTCCAGCATTAGTGAAATTAATAAATGGTGGTCTTTCAAGTTCTGCTTCTCTCTTTGTTCTGGTAATTCTGAATCTGTTATTGTCATCCTTGACAACATAGTACATGCCATTGTCAGATATTCCAGTCGGTAACGTGCTGGCAGATTCCTTCGACCAAACAATCTTGTCACCAGTGCGATATCCATGACTGTTAATCGTAATTACGTTGTTGTCAACGTCAATGTTGAAGGTGCTCAGTCCGACTCTATTGAATACAATTCTTCTATTGTAATTGTTAAACTGTACAAAGATTGAAGAAGTGATGCCAGGCAGAATATCAACTTGAACGGTGTCATCTACACCTAGATGATGGAAGATATCAGTAAAGACTTCAAAATCAGAAACCTCCAAATTGCCTTTGATTACATGCTGACCAACCTCATCAAATACCGATTGGAAGCTATGAGTTACTCCAGTTCCAACGCTTAAGAATCTGAGTTGATATGCTGTAGAACCAACACCAACCATTGGGGTGTCTGTTCCGATTGCTACTTTAGAGGTAGAAAGACCAACTGCGTCTTTTGAAACATTGATAGCATATACAATGCTGCCATCAGCAAGTGTAAATGTTCCACCAACTCCAGTGTTTGAAACTGATACACCAATTCCACCATTAGTTCTATACTTCAGTTTCTGACCCGTCCTCAAACCATGATTAGAAAGGAAAATAGATCCTGTTGGAATTTCTCCATAGACAGTTGTTGTTCCAATTCCAATGTTAGACGGAATACTGGAGACAATACCAACACCGATTGAAGTTCCTACGCCAACTTGATCTTGTGGATTGAAGTAGAGTTCAAAATTAGATTGAGTAACAAAGTCAGAAGATACTCCAGTAAGATTGAAGGAGAATTGTCTCGGGAAACTAATTACTTTTGCAAAGTAAGAATGTGCAATACCAATAGTTCCTTCAGCTTGTCTCTGTACTCTAACTCTGCTATGCTGTGGTTCAATATTCAGAACCTTGAACTTCTCAAATGAATTGACACCAACAGATGTGGTGTATGCGATACCAATAATATCATTTTCATCAATACCAGTAGGTGTTAAGTCTCCAGAGATGGACAGATACGTCGTGAGACCCGTCGTAGAGGGCGTAGAAGCAGCGGAAACCAGTCTCCATGACGTAGTGTTAATTCCGATGGTATGACGCCCTATAACGGCAGGAACAACGTCTGTTGAAACGCCACTAATGACCACACTATCATTGTTTCTCAACCCATGGGGAATCGAGCAGACACCAACTGCTGCTCCTGTTCCTCCTTTTACTAGAACTTCAACATCTGGTAAAGTGTAAGTTGAAGCAGCGATAGAGGTGATGTTTCTACCATCAATCCAACTGACAACTGCCTGGGCATCATCACCCAAGTTGTTATCATTATCTACATCAAGTCTATCACCAACTCTGTAACTAGACCCAGCAGATACAATTGTAAACGACTCAACCTTTCCAGTTGTTGCTCTCTCTACGTTTACATATTGTCTCTGATCTTCAGTTGGGTTGATGATGTATTCATTATTCCCAAAATAACTGTTGATCTTATAGGGTCTAGCATTTCTGATAAAACCAGATTCGTTGAGATCAATATCTTGAGTATTTGATGAAGACAATAAGTTGAAATCAACTGGTCTGCTTCTGAATGAATCTCCGACCAAGTATGGGAACTGTGGGGGGAAGAATCCTTTGAAAGGACCGTCATTAGAAATTCTATTGCCAATGGTAGCGAAGTAACAATATCTGCCTTGGGGGAAATCGGGAGTCTTACAGAATCTTCCATTATGCTCGTCAAGATCTCCAACGTTAGACCAAACATAGTCATTTACAAAAAATCCGAGAGGATACCTAGATTCTGAGGGTCTATTGTTTGATCTGATTCTTCTATAACCAGAACGCATTCTTCTAATTCTTCCGCCCTGAGGTCTCGCATAACCATATGGACCATAGATTGGATTTCCATCATATGCCCATCCAATGATAGGTGAGTGTCTAGTAGCCTTTTCTTCAATGAAAGAGAAGTTCAAATCATTTGAACCAAAGTTTCTGGTTCCATTAATATTCAATGCATAAAGATTTCTTCTAAGATTTCTTGGTGCATACAAGTGAACATATTGAGATCCAAACTCTCTTCTAGATGGCGGCGCTAAAATTGAGTCATCGGGTCCAAAATCATCCTCAAATCTTTCAACATTGTTAATATTCCATTGACCAATATTTGCTCGGAATTTTGCTTCTATACCCCTCTCTTCGATTTCGATAAAAGTTTTTGCTGTGCTAAATCCAATTCCACCATTATTGACAATTACTTCGGTAATCTTACCACCAGAAACCACTGGAGTTACCTCAGCATAATCACCATCACCTTGAACTGTTAGAATTGGTGGTGAATTGTATCCTGTTCCTCCATTTGTTACGATGACAGACTGAAGACGTTCTTCTACAATTACAGGTCTTAGTTGAGCTTTACTTCCAACATCCAAAGTGATTAGAGGTTGTTTCTCATAATTTACAACATCAGAATTTCCATAACCTGTTCCTCCAGAAATGAGATTTACTTTCTCAATACCACCAATAACAATTGGTTGAACCACCGCTGGGAATAATGCCTCAGCGTTAGTTGTTCCGATTCCAATTGAAGTTTGATCTGTAAGAAGAAGTTTTATGGAATTAATTCCAACATCTCCATCAATATCTACTTTGATGTCAGGATACTTGAAGATGTGAGTTCCTAATCCAATACTTTGAATATCAACATGATCTCTATTCAGATAGTTTGTATCTGTGGAGGTTGTTCCAATTCCAGCAGCTGCTAATCTAAAACTATTTTCGTCTCGTTTAAGAACGTAATATTGTTGAACCGAAGATGTATCGAGTCCAGCAATAGCAGTATCAGTATATTTGTATTCAATCAGTTCTCCGTCTTCAAAACCATGCTTGATGTAACTAATGATGTCAGAAGATGTATTAATGCCTGATGGTTGAATATGAATATTATTCGTAGCATATCCCTCACCAGGATCAACAATCTCAATTCTAGCAATTACACTTCTAGGCAGGTCTGCTCTAAAGGTTTGTTTACCTTGACCAAAATCAGTAATGTTTACAGTATTGATGCCAGCGATTGCATCATCAGGACCATTATGAAGTTTGATAGTGTTTAAGTCTGGAGTGCTGACGTAGAATCCAGAATTTTCATCAATATCAAATCTTCTGACTACATCACCCTCAGTTGAACCAATTCCAATCGCAGTTTGATCGTTATTGTCAATGAATATCAGTTCTCCATTAATGAAACCATGATAGGTTGAGAATGCGACACTATTTGTGCTCGTACTGATAGTTCCAGCACCTTTGTTTACAATAAGTGACCTCTCATGGATTTTATCCTTCATCAGAGCTTCTGCTCTAGCACCTTCTCCATTACCACCACTAATTGTAACTGTTGGAGGATTAATGTAACTAAAACCACCATCAACAACCTGAATCTGACTGAAAGACCCTCTGATAGTTACAGTAGCAGTTGCCCCAGTTCCAACAGAGTCGGAAATCACCAAGATAGGGGGATTTACTGCATCATAACCTCTTCCTCCACTGATTACATCAACATCCTCAATCTCTCCATAGTAAATGAAGTTTTCTGACTTATAGTTTAAGATTTCTACGCCATTCACCAAAATACCAGTTTTTGAGTCTGGATCGGTAGTAAATTCAAGTGCTTCGTTATCAGTGGCGGGTGGAATTGCTCTAATAATCTTTTGAGCATCAAGAGGTCTCAGATAGTTTCTAGACGGGGTTAAAAACTGGTTAGTAGCGATACCACTAATGTCTTGGAATACTCCAGCAGCAATATCAGCTCTGCTATTTGCTAATTTGATATTATCAGTATCAATTACGTTAACATAGTATTCTCTTTCAGATAAATCTCCCAAAGCGGTTACAATCTCAGTCTCAGACTCTTCACCAAAGAGGGCGATGTCATCATCATCCTCTAATTCACTTCCTTCAACTAATTCTTTGTCTGGAGTATAGTTTACAGACTCTCCAGTGATAAATCCATGATCTGGAATATTAATCGTATCTCCAACATAGATTTTAGGTGGAATCTTTACCGATCTATCGGAAAGTTCTAATTTTGTACGATAACTTGGAATGCTGTTAGATACAACGTAAACATTGCCATCATCATCCTTGTAGGAATTCAATACGTCGGTATAGAACTTATTCGCTACTTGGAAATTTACAGAGTCGGCATATTTTGGTCTTCTGCGAGCTTCAAATGTATATTGGAGACCACCTCTGGATTCTTCGGTTGTGAGATCGTTGAGTTCATCAACAACAAAAATATTTTCGCCAGAAATATCTACAACTCTACCAGAAGAGACTTGACCAAGTTCAATATTAATTAATTCAACCCTATCATTAAGATTGAGTCCATGATCCTCAAAACTGGTAAATTCAAACTTACCAACATCTAAGTTAGAAACTTCTTTTATCTTAAATCTGTTATGAGTATTATAAACAAATGATTTACTTACAAGATCAGTGAAATCCTCGCCAAGAGAACTTACATAGATCCTATCATCCTTTTCATAGTTGCATACTTCACTTTCATTGAAGTTTAATTCATTCAAAACTCCAGTAATACTAAATCTGACAGTTTCGTTATTTGGAGTTAGAGCATATACGTTGGTATTCTCAATAATGGCACTGCCAATAGAAATTTCGTCTGCAACACCACCACAATTTAAGAATTGGTTGATAGTGGTATTTGTATAGGTTACAACTCCCGTCGTACCGTTGTTAAATGGAACAAACAGTTCGCCAACAGTGGAGAATCCAAGAGTTGAATCAACACTGATGATTGATGCACCCAACCCTACATTATCAATTAACTTTGTTTTGCCAGTAACTTTAAATTCACCAAAAAGCGTTCCAAAGATCTCAGTATCTCTACTGAAGTCATAGTCAATACCAACTTTTACATAATCTACGCCTTCTCTTCTTAATTTTTCAATTTTTGTAATAGAACCATATGCCTTATTAACATTTTCATTGAAATCGCTAGTATCCTGATATAAGGTCTGTCCAATCAGATCATCTACGTCACCGTCTGCCTCAACGATCTCCAGAACCATTTCCAATTGTCTTCTATAGGTAGCATCAGACAATTTAAATACATTATCTTGAGGTTTTTTGACTTCTACGTCACTACCGAACAAAGCACGAAAAAGAATCTCAAAAGATCTGTCAGTTCCCTTTGAGGAATAGAAATCTTTTGCTTGTTTGATGAAGAGTGACTGATTAAGTCCATCTGCAAGATCTCTTCCTTCAAAACCAGGAGCAAATTGCGATTTTAACTTATCGACAAATATTTTTTTGTATTCCGAAGTTAAATTGAATACAGGAGTTCTATTGACATGAGAATCTTCTTCACTTTGTTCAAAAACGAGTTCATCTGGATTCCTAGGATCTCTATATGAGGTAATACCAGAAAAACCTCTTACACAATTTGTGAAAGAGACATCTGTTTTTCCTTTATATGTGATAATCTCATCATCAATCTTCAGAAGATCTCTTGGTTGG